GGTGCTTTTGTAGGTAGCGAATGGGTTCCACAACAGAACCAGTGGCGATGGCGTGGGCGCAAGAATACAGCCCGCAACCGGCTTATCGGTATCCTAGCGCACATGCTAGCAGCGATGTTGTTTCCGTACGTTCGTGCTATTAACGAACAAGACGAAGAGGAGGAAATGACTGCACAGGTTATGGGTATCCTTGTTGAAGATCACCTAAAGCGTGCAGGGTACGAGACAAAGTTTTTATACATTGTGCTATCCGCATTGGTTAACCCTGCAGTATTTGTTGGCGTTGAGTATGTAGAAGCACTACAGCGCGTGAAAGTGCAACTTGGCGGAGGCAAGGTAAAAATAGTGGAGGCAGTAGATGAATTCCTATCAGGTTTGAACCTAAACATTATCCCTATTGACGAGCTAATGCTTGGAGACTTCTTTACCGGAGAGCTACAGCGCCAGCCATACCTTATCCGTGTACGACGTATTTCATATGACGAAGCACGTAGTATCTACGGAGAGCACAAAGACTTTGAATATGTAGAAGCAGGGAAGACACGTTTGTTTATGACAGGGCAAGAGCACCAAACACTTTACGATATAGAGTGGACCGAAGCAGACCGCAACTATGTGCAAGAGATTACTGCGTACTACCGTGGAGAGGACATACAGACTACGTGGGTCGCTGGCGTATTCATGGGTAATCCTGATGATGTATATAACACCAACCCGTTCCAGCACCGTCGCATGACTCTTGTTGGTAAAGAATGGATTAGTGTGCCAGTGTACCCGTTCGTTAAGTCAGGCTTTGAACCTATTGACCCGACAGGGCGCTTTGCGTACTACAAGTCCGGAGCATTCAAATCATACTGGGATGACAAGAGTATAAATAATGCATACGGGCTATTCCAAGATGGTATGGCGCTTGACGTTATGAAGCCTATATTCCTATCCGGTGTAGCTAAGGCTGACAGCACCGTGATTGCGCCAGGCGCTACTATCGGCATGCCGTCAGGTGGTACTGCTACACCATATCAGTTAGGCCCTAACCTAGTAGCAGCGATGAACGTAATCTCACAGAACAAGGACGATCTGTCAGAGAGTACGCAAGACCAGACACAGGGCGGTGTGGCTCAAGCGAATGTTACTGCACGCGCTACAGTTATTGCACAACAGAACGCCCGTATATTCCTCGGCGTGTTCGGCGCTATGATGGCACGACTTGTAGAGGATGTTGGCGCACTCACTATTGATTGTGTTATTCAGTATTCTACAGTGGGCGAGCTTGATTCAACCGTACCCGAAGCATTAGGTATGAAGTACAAGACGTTCCTAGCAAAGAATAAGGACAACGGGCAAGAGCTATCACACCGCATTGTCTTTACTGATAAGTACATGGGCAAGGAGATGAGTAAGGAGGATATTGATGAGGAGGAATGGAAGCTCTACGACCAAACCGGCTCAACACCAGAGGACAGGTCTACATCAACACAGCGTATTTATATGGTTAACCCGTACCGCTTCGCTCGTATGAAGTATGGTCTATTTGTAAACGCTGACAAGATTGTACAGAAGTCTATGGGTAACGATCAGCAAAACGATGCGCTCGCGCTAGCTACTCTTACTAACCCTGTAGTAGCACCGTATGTAAACATGGAGAACGTAGTCAAAGACTTTGCTATTAAGCCGTTCTCCGATGGAGACCCTGACCGCTACATCAAGCAAGTAGACCCTAATGCTATGCTTGGTGCGGTTATGGGGCAAGGTGGCGCACCACAAGGGCAAGGTGCTCCGGTGCCTTCGCCACAGCAATTACCAGCGTTATCAATGTAATTCTCACTAACAATTTTTACTAACAATTCTTATTATGAAAGTACCTAATAAAAAACTAAGTACAGCAAAGCGTGCGAGTGGAAAGCTTATGCCTCTTCACCAGCAAATTGCTACAGGCAATTTGGTGAAGCGCAAAGCTATTACTAATGGTCCTAAAGGAAGAAAATAGTATGTCTATGTACAAATTTGCAGTAAATCCGCTAAAGTTACAGCGCGCAATTGCAGCAGCTGGCCCTGATGCAACGATGGAAGAAATCAAAGCAAAATACGTGGCGTTCGGTGGTCTTGTTGACGAAACCGACGCTGTCGTAGAAGAGGAAATAGTAGCGGAAGCTCCAAAGAAGAGATCTAAGAAAGATGCTGATTAAGATAATCATTTGGCTGCTCAAGTCTAAGAAGCTCTCTAAACAAGAGCGCATAGACTTATCCACAGAAGTCATGTCTAGTATTAATATCGTGCCTATGCATGATATAATTTCGACAGACGAAAAGTATCAGTTCCTTGTTAATGGGAAAGCTATTGATATGGAGACAGCAATACGACTGAAAGAAAGTGCTTCACAGGTACTTAACTCATTCGCACGAAGTCTTATTCACCAGCAAATCCAACGACTAGCCTTTGTCAATGGCTTTCATAAAGCCAGTGATATTGACCAGATACTGTTCTACAAAGCAGCACTCTGGTTTAGCGAACAGGAGGATATTTTACTAAAGAGCATAGCTCAGGACCCCACCCTATAGTTGGGATTTACTCATGGCACCGATTGGCCTAACAATACAACGATGAACGATGACACACAGGTAGAAACAACAGAAGAAGTCTTACCTACCGAGACTGAAACAATAGAGGAAACTCAAGCACCTTCACAAGAAGAACTCGTCGCAACTGAACTTGCCCGAGTACAAAATAAAGAATCAGGACGCACAAAGCGTGACAAGCTTGAATATACAAAAGCTCGTGTCGAGAGCCAACTGGCAGAACTTGATGCAGAGGAAGGAGTAACACCTACTTCTACACCAGACAAGTCAGCGCCTATGACCGTAGCGATGTATGAGCAAATGGAACGAGAGCGCGGTCAGAAGACGGCGTTACAACTGGCAGATGAAATATCTGACGCAAATGAGCGAGAGCTTACTAAGCACCACATTGAAAACACTATCCGACCTTCTGGCAATCCCAATGAGGACCTCCGCCTTGCTCGTGCAATTGTAAATTCAGTGAAGAACGGACAAATCGCACAAGAAGTTTCACGTGCAACTATTGCACCCCGTAGTGGTACAGCGCCAGGCGCACCAGCTATAGTAGCTGGTCCCGAAGCGCAACTATCTGCCGAGGAGATGAGCTTCATGCGCCCACCGTTCTCTCTCTCAAAAGAGCAAATCATCGCAGCGCGTCCTAAATAATCTTTTCTTACTGTGGAGGTGATTAATTATTTAATCACTTCACACTATGGCACGAGGAGACATCAAAATCATCTCACAACTGGATCCAGATTTTTCTATCCAGCGAACTGTCGCATCCGGTGGTGTAACAACTATCCTAGCCGGTACTCCTGCAAAGCAGAGCACTGGGGGTAACGTTGTCCCAATGGTTGACGCTGACGGTACAACGTCACAAGTATTCGTAGGACTTGCGAAGTCCGACTCAACTGATACCGCTTCTGCAGCGGGTATCGTTCGGGTATGGCTTCCAATGCCAGGACTTATCTACACAGGTAAGGCTAAATCAGCAGCAGCAGCAGACACACAGGCTGAAATTGACGCACTTGCTTTCAAGCGTGTTATTTTTGACCTTACATCATCTGTATGGACAGTAGACTCAGCCGCAGCAGATGCTACGACTAACGGTCTTCTTATTATTGGCGGGGACTATCGTACGTCTACACTGAACTTCCTAGTTCGTGAAAACGTTTCGCTTTACAACCCAACTACTTAACCCTGACATAGCATATGAACGGATTAACTCAAGACTCAGGTCCTAACCTGATACTCGTTAAAACCGCCCTCGACAAGCTCCTTGACGAAGCAACAATCGAGATGGCAGTCACGGGAAAGGCAGTTGCGACTGACTCACTCGTGTTTACTCAGGACTCTGCAACAAACGCAGCAGTCGTCACCTCACTTATTGGTGGAGGTGGATACTTCCGGAAAACTCTTGACGATGTTGGTACATCTAAAGAGGCTTCTGTTACAGCGCCTACTCCAAAGACTACGCTTATCGCACAGTTCAAAAAGAACCTACCGATTAGCCGTACGTTTATGGCAGACCAACAGCAATCAGCTGTTTCTAAGGCAGTTCGTCAGCAAGCTCTTACATGGCGTGCATCACAGGACCAGAACGCATTCGCTATCTACGGAAACGGATTCGTTACTACCTTCAACACGACTATTGACGGAGTTGCGCTATTCTCAAACTCTCACGTTAACCAGAACAATGACACGGTAGACAACCTTGAGACTGGAGTGCTTACGGATACGAACTTGAACATTATGGTTAACTCTCTACGTACACAGCTCTCACAGACTGGCGTTATCGTAGGGTACGAGCCTAAATTCTTGCTAACACCATCTCTTCTTCACCAGACAGGTATGGCTACAGCTAAGTCAGTACTTCGTGCAGGTACAGGAAACAACGATCTAAACTACTGGTCTGAAATGTACCCTGGAATGAAAGTTGTATACTCTCCATTCCTCGATTCATTCTCAACTACGGCTTACTTCCTTGGTTCTTCTACTCACGGTGTATACCGATTCGAGCGTGAAGCATTCTTCACAGACCTTGTTGACTGGAAGTTCCAGGCTAACGACGAGTACCTCTACAAGATGCGCGCTCGTGAGGAAGTTGACTGTATTGAGTACTCAGGACTCGTTGGTTCTAACGGAACAACTTAACTTGTACTTATATGGCAGACCGAACTAACTACACTCAAGTTGATGTAACTGTAGGAACAGCAACGTCTACCGCTGGTGCTGCAACAATCAACACTCAAGCTGGTCTAATCACCACTGAAGCGTTGACTACTGCCGCTGGTGCTACTTACACGATGACGCTTACTAACTCAAACATCGCCGCAGGATCAGTCCTTATGGTGACTGTTGGGAAAGGTACAGCAACTACTGGGGAACCTGTTCAGCAATTCACTACGTGTGCTGCAGGTTCAGCAGTGATTCTTATTCGTAACGTAGCAGCAGCCGCTGCTCTAAACGGTACGATTAAGATTTCATTCGTTGTATTTGGGATGACGGGATAGTCGTTCTCTTACCTAGC